ACTGACTCATAGAGTGTTCTAGTCTCAATAAGACCCTCATCTAAGATAAGTTTCTTAAGCACATTGGCAACCTTCCGTCTTGTAGGATAAAGGATGTTGAATTCTCCAGTGTTTTTATATGCCATTAGTCCTCTGTTATGATTTCAAATTTTGTTGGTTCGCCTAAAATTGGCTCAGTTCCTTGATAATATTCTATGTACCAAAATATAGGCGTGTCTAAACTTGCCTCATTATAATCCACGTAATATTGTGTAACATCATCAGGTGAAACAGGTAAACCATAATAATCAGCGCATTGCTTACGTGCATCAATTGCTTCTTGTTCTGTTGTGTATTTGTAGCCTAGTATTTCCATTAGTAAACCTCCCAATAATCATTTTGATTTGTAACTATATCTGCTCTTAAACTTTCTTTGTCATTACTCCAATGTATCATTTCAACAATTCTTGCGGATGTTCCTGTTGTTGATACCTGTCCAAAACTATTGAAAGAACCAGTTGTTGATGTTGCCGTTCCAGTCGTTAATGCTGTTGTATTTCTAAAAGCTTTCACTACATTTGAACCATCTCTCAATGCACTCATAATATAAGCTCCTACTGTTGTGTTTGATTCATGTGTAATTGCAGTAGAACCTAAAGTAGTAGTAGCCACTCCATTACCTCCCCAACCATATAATCGAGGATTAGTAGCTCCACTTATAGCTATTGGAAAAATAGTACCAGTTGAAGCTGTCCTGTTAACAACTGCAACCATCATCATTAATTGAGTATTTGCAACATTTGTAAAATTATAAAAATCTCCAGTCCAAGTAGCCGAAATTTTACCTGTATCAGGGTCTGTTATAACCGCGCCACTTGCAACAATTTGAGCTTGGGTTGCTACTGTTGCTTGACTTGCATCATTACCATTACCACTTTGGTCGTACCACCTAGTGACAAAGCCATTTCTTGAAGCATCTGCAACAGTTTTTTCATAAGGCAAAACACTTGAACTTTGTGTTAACTGAGCACCCCAAATATAAGCTCCTGAAATTCCGTCACCTAAATATGAAATTGTTGGATTCATTAGCCTAACACCAATTGAATTAACAGCAGTTGCACCACTTGTTATGGTTACAGAAAATCTATACCATCCATTTGCTTCTGCTGTAACAACTGGAGTATTTGCAAATCCATTATTTGAAATATTACCATTTGTTAAATCAACATCACAAGTTTGTGTTGCTCCACTTATATTTGATATGATTTGTACTTTAGTTCTTTCTCCTTGCTTTACATACACTGAAGTATTATAGCTTGTTGCGTTTATTATAGTTAAATTTTGTCGAGAACATTGATGTGTTCCACTTGTAATATTTTCAATAATTTTATCACCAGTTGTTAATCCATCAGGAGCAATTTCAACATCTAAATAAGGCGGAATACCAGTTGTGTTTAAATTTGTTTTAGCCCATATAACTTGACTTATATCTTCTGAATAAGTTAACAAATTATAACCAACAAAACCTAACAAACTTTGAGCATCCAAATTACCACTAACAAAGTTAATATCTTGCTCTGCATTATCTCTTGACCTTCTAACTCTTATTGCACTACCCGAATAATCTGTCCTAAGTTTACGCAATGAATAAGCAACTGCCGCATTTGGAAACAAGTCTAAAAGCAAAGGTTGTGCTTTCGGCATTAATGAAATTAAGCTTCTGTACATGTCCCTACTATATCAAATTTAGTATCTGTTGAATTGAATATGCAACCTATATAAGTAGTCTTATTTGCAACCGTTGTTGTTGGTGCTGTAACTCCTATCGCTCTAAAATTAGCACCATAACCAATTGTTCTTGCAGTTCCGTTGTCTTTAACTCTTATAATCAAACTTTGACCTTCTGCAAATGTACCCGTTGGGTTAGCAAGTGTAAGACCAACCGCTTGTGCTGTGATTGTAACTATATCATTTGTGCTTGTAGCTGTAACCGTTGCGCTTGAAGCTACAGTTTGAACACGTGGAATCATAGATGTACTTGTAGTACCATCAGCCATTAAGAATTGAGTAGACGTTCCACCAGTCTTAACTAATGTAGTAGCCTCAAGAGTACCAATAATTGTAGCAGCATTCCCACTACCTGATGTCTTGTTGACCTTCAGTCCTTCATTGTTACCACCTTTAGTGATGAGTAGACCTATACCAGCACCACTTGAGTGATTGGCTGTAAGTGTGTCTGTACTACCATTGTGAGAGAATGTACCTTTACCAGCATCTAGGTGAAACGTGCCTAAGTCAACATTAGCAGTTGCTCCAGTGTAAGGGACAAATGCACCACCACCAGCCGCATCAATTATTTCTTGACCAGTAATTGACTTAGTGATGTATCCTGAGCCACTTACCTCACTTATTTCTAGTAAGTCTGTAGCTTGTAGGTTAGCTCCCTTAGGAGGCATCTGTGAAATTTTTTGTCTACGATATGCCATAACTATATTGTCTTAAGAAGGTAAATTAGTTATAAGAGGTACTTGACAATCTGTCCAATTGCTGATGTCTACATCTAAGCTCATGACCCATCCAGCCGCATAGTCTAGTAGTTGATTGTTCAATGGAGTGAGTGATGGTGAGCCTACAATGTCAAAGCTGTAGTCATTACTAAAATTAAAATAGTTGATTAAATCCACTAGAATCTGATGACAGTCTGATAGAATCACTGTGATGTTAGCTCTATCTTTTTGAATGATGTCTAAGCAATACACCTCTAAGCTGATAGTGTTTACATCCATTGTCGTAGATGCCACAATTGGAGTAATAAATATCAATGGATACCGTTCATCCTTAGTAGCAAAGTTAGGTAACTGCTCATTGAAGTCACTACCTACTTTCTTGACTTGTAGATGGTCATTGTAGAATGCTTCAATGTGATTGATTAGTGCCTGATAGCTTGTCATAATTCTGCGTTTTGTTGGATACGATTAACTCTATTCTGTACGTTTGTCATTTCAGTCTCACTAACTACAGCTGTGACTGTGATATTCTGTCCTTGTCCTTGTTGTTGACCCTCACCACCTATATTGTTAGCGTTGTTGTTGCTACCGAATAAATTAGGAGTAGCCATCTGACCAGTGCTAGATGCTAGATTTCCCCCACCTCCGCCATCACTTGGACTTGGAGCACTACCACCACCTTGAAATGTTGTTGATGATATAGTCGCTATAGATGCAACTGTTGCCGCTATAGATCCAGCTATTCTTATAGCTGATGCTACACCTAATGTGAAGTCAGGAACTGATAAGATAGCTAAGATAGCTTGAGCTCCATTCATTGCAGCCATTGCTAACTGCATTTTTTTCTGTTGCTCAAATTGTTGCTTGAGGATTTTCTCCTCTTCTTTACTGCCTTTTTTGACATTCTTTAACTTCATGGTAGTGTTGACTGACTGCATTGAAGAGATTGCATTGAGAGCATCTTTAGTAGTGTCAAATCCAGCATTGATGTTAGCAAATGTCTCAGCGGTTGCTTTATCGTCAATGTCTTTAATCTTAGTTGCTGTTGTCTCCTCAGCCACTATTCTAGCTTGTCTATATTTCTCTCTAATAGCTTCCTTCTCAGTCTCTGATAGATTCAAATTGTTAAGCTCAGCTAACTTCTGTGCATCTAGTACAGCTAACTGTTTAGCTAAGAACTCATTGTTAAGTCTTATCTCCTCATCTTTATTTCCTTTAAATCTTTCAAGTTCAAAAGCCGCTAATGAGAGTGCAGTCTCAACTCTTAATTTTTCAGCATCAATTATCTTCTTAGTGTTCTCAAAAGCCAAATCAGTCTTAGCCTTTTCAACTGCTCCCAAATCAAGTGCTAACTGGTCATTGATGTTCTTTATCTCAATAGCTGTTAGCTCTTCATTCTGTAGCTTTACCATAGCTTCAGCTTCTAGTAGTTTTATCTTAGCCTCAAATTTAGCCGCATCTGTGCTAGCTGTTAATAAGTCATTCTGTGCCTTAGCAAGATTCTCCTTATTGGTTGCGTCAGTTACCTTCTTATTGAAGTCCTCTTGTAGCTTCTCTTGTTGCTTAAGTGTCTCAGACCTAATGATTGTCAACTGGTCTTGAGTAAGTTTAAAAGCCTTAGCATTCTTAGCCATGTAGTCAACTTCAGTCTGCAATGCTTTAACCTCAGCTGTGACTCTAGCTTGTGTGCCTTCCTCAGTAGCTAAGATTAAGACCTTATTAGAGTCCTTAGTAGCTTTTAATTTTTGCTCAAGTGACTTAACATAGCTCTCATAGTTAGCCTTTTGTCTATCAGCATTCTCTTTGCGTTCCTTGTCAGCTGCTTTCTTAGTCTCATCTGCTACCCTAGTGTCAATTTTAGTAGCTTCACCAGCATAGAATGCCTTAGTGTTTAATTTAGCCTCCTCAAATCCTTTGGTTGATTGACCTAATAACTTAGCGTTTCTAATCAAGATGTTGAGCTCTTTAATCTCTTTCTCCTGGTCTAATTTTAATTGTGCCTTAGCTCTTTCATTCTCATCTGTCATCAATCTCATTCTTGACTTGATAAGTAAGTCATTCTGTCTTTGATTGATTTCTATGATAGCCTTAGCTCTAGCTCTCTCGTTCTCCTCTATTGCTTGATTGTTCTTCTTATACTCATCCTTGAGCTTCTCTCTATCCTTAATTTGCTCTTCTGTAAGCTCCCCACCAGCATCCTCAATAGCTTGTAGTGAGTCAAGCTGTGCCTCAAGTGATTCTTGATTGTTCTGTAGTCTTTGATTCTCAATATCAAATGATGACTTAGAAGTGTCAATCTGTACACCAGTCAACTCTTCCATCATTGCTATCTCTTCTCTACTCATTGTAGCAGTCATCTCAGCTACTTTCTTTCTATTGGCAAATGTTTCATTCATTTGCTCCCTCTTAGACTCCTCAGTCTTCTTAACGACCTCAGCATTCTCTTCCGCTGCATAACTCGTTAATCCTAACATGTCAGTCAATGCTTTAAAGCCATCAATAATCATGTTAATTGGAGCCATCAATGCCTTAATCACAATGTCAAGAACACCGAATGATTTTAGAACTAATGCTATTACAGCAATGATTGCTACTACAGCGGCTACTATTAAAAAGATTGGATTCATTAAGATGGTAAGTCCTAGCTTTATAAATGCCTTGCTCACAATTCCTAACACTGATGTGAAGTCTTTGAAACCTTTGCTAATGTCAGCTGGATTCAAACTCCCTAAATTCTTTGCGAATACCTTAGCTTTCTCACTAGCTCCTTCAAAGTCTAGGGATGCAATATCTCCACTTATGCCAGCGAATGAATTACTGATTGATTCAAATTTTGATCCAGCTGTAAAGACTGCCACTTGCTCGTTAGCATCCTTTAACCTATCAGCAACCTCACCAGCTCTTCTTGCTAACTGCTCCATTGCCTCAGGGTCGGTAGCGTTAGCAATAGCACCTTTGAGCTCTCTAAGCTCAGCCTTCATAGCACCTATGCCAGTTATCTTTAATGGTATCTCTACTTCATTCATGTCAGTATGTTCTTATTTCAATTGTTGTGTTATTAAGCAACCCATCAGTGCTGATGTTGGCTGGGTCAGATGATAGTAAAAGTAAATCATCAATTGTATTCCATCCTAAGTTATAGAAGTTACCATTGTTCTGACCTACTATTGCGTATGTTTTATCAGCATCAGGAAACGCTCCCACCAAAGTACCAGCATAATTACCAACTGCAAAACGTGTCCACACTATATCTCCTATCGTATTCTCTAGTACTGTGACCGTTGGGTCTGCTGTGCCAGTCTGACTAATTGTAGCTATGTACTTCTTGTAAGGTACTACCACATCACCATTCATTGTGCCAGTCACAGTTAGGTTGCTCACCACCATACCATCCTCACTCAATGTCTGACCATCACCTACTATAACTCCATTAGTGCCAGCTGTCACTACGTTACCCTTGCCAAATACTAAAGCATTAGCACCTGGTAGTATCACGTTGTTGTTAAAGGTCGCTTTAGTCAACAAGCTATCTACTCCGACACCTATCATCACATCGCCAAATGGTCGTCCTCTGCCTATCTTAAATGGTGCAAGGTCTATCTCAGTGTCAATGCTGATTAGCTCTACCTTAGTCAGCTGTCTTTGGTTGCCATTATAGTCTTGTATCTTGTTGATGTTCCACCAGCTGTTATCTATGTATATCTTATCATTGAGCTTAAGTGACTGTATGTCTACCTCTCTTAAGTCAAAGTAAGCTATTAGCATTTTGCCAACATTGATTTGATTAACTGTACGTCTCCAGTAGAGATTGTAAAGGTTGTTAGATGTCAGCGACAATGGTTCGTAGAAATAGAAGTCATTAGTGCCAAAATTGATATCAAAACTAGGAGTCAATGCATTGTCAAAGTGACCTAGCATTGGATAGCTTGTCAATCCAAATTCACCAGTTGTGCCAAAGTCTAAGATGTCATAAGGTTGGCATGACTGAACACCGCCATCATACAAGATGCGAATGTTAGTGTTAGGAGCTTGACCAATAATACCTGGTACATAAGCTCCAAATGAAGTTAAGAACACTGGTGTAGGTGAGAATATCAATTCTTGTGTAGCAACATCCTTAACATACTCATTGTCAAAAGTATACTCTATCTGACCGTATATCTCTGCTGTCGCTTGTGTGTACATTGTATTGAAGTCATCCTCATCAGGTGCATAAGTGAGCTTGAGCTTCTTATTGCTTAGGTCAGGTAAGAATATCAATTGCTGGTCTTTATCCTTAGCTAGCTTTCTGCTCCAGTCTTTCTCAGCTCCCGAGTCATAGTACTCATCACGATGTCTTAAGATTAGGTTGTTTTGGTTGTTGATATCTTGCTCAACATACAAATTGTACATTTGCAATATAGACTTAACAAAGTCAGATTGTTTAATCTCAACTGGTACATATTGGTTTATGTTGAGTATCGTTCCAGTTACTTGGATGTTAGCACTAGGTAAGATTGTCAAGTTGATTGATGTCAAGTCTAGGATAACGTTGACATCTACTGGAGTAGCGTATGGTGCTGTTGAATTTCTCCACAGACCGTTAATTGGATATGCTGGTTGGTATTGACTAACTTGTGTTGTAGGATAAGTTTTAACCTCAACACCTATGTCAAGAATTTGAATATCTCCAGCATCAATCCCACTATTAACACCTCCACCATTCCCAGTGACTGGCATAAGAAATGTATCTGAGAATGTCACTACAGAAGTTATGCCAGTTGGTAGCACATTGCTAGGAGTACCAGTCATAAATCCACTAGACCCATACACTATAGCATTGCCACTGCCAGCTACTCTTACTCTTGCGAATACTCGATATCTATTAAAGGCTAATGATGGAGTGAAATTTTCAGTCTCTAAAAGGACAGCAGTTCCACCACTTGTATTATCCAATGTTATTGAGCCACTAATGTTTAAATTATAAATATAGTGCTCACCAGCTGTAGAGTTAGTACTCAATGGTGTATCATACTCACCTACTGTAGGGTCATAGATATTTTGATTGTCAATTATCTCAGTCCATCCTGAGTCAATAGCTTCTTGAAATGTATTATTTTGTCCAGTAGGTTGCACATAGCTAGTAGTCCATGTGTTTGTAGCCTCTACTAAGAAGTCATTGAAATCTTGATTGTTAACATCACCGTTGTACGGTATCAACAACTTGTCAAAGTGAGCTGCTGCTATGTCATTCCAAGTGTATGTAAATCCAGCTACAGCGAATATACGGTCAAAGTAAGTCTTAGCATAGATGGCTGGCTTGAAGTCATTAGCATTGAAATCATTGCTCTGAATATATGGCATCACATACTTATAGCCATCAGCTACAGTGTGACTGAATGAAGCTACTATATCTGTAGAACTAAACACATGGTCTAAGTCACTAAAGTCTAAGTCAGTTAATTTAGCATTTGTGATGGCTGTAAAGAACTCAGCTCTACTATCCTTGATAAGTACAGTGTAGCTTACTTCATCCTCATACCTAGTGCTAGTCTGTACCTTGTTGACTGAGACTAACTGTAGTAGTGCTTCGTCTAATATAGGTACACCATTCTGAATGACTTGACACTTAGTCAGTGTGTTGATGTTGAATGTGCCAGCTTGTATGTTGACGTCATAGTAGTGTCCTAGTAGGTCATTATTGTTCTTAGTACCAGCTAGAGTCACAGTCTTTGAAAATGTCCCCTTGCGTGAGGATAAGTCTCTAATGTCACCAATACTGAATGTGATAGGTAGTGCCAATGTCTCAGCAACATCTAGCACTCCATTTGAAAGTACTATCTTAACCATTTATAGTGTCGTTGTTACCTATCCTTACTTGGATAGATTGCTTGATTAGATTCTTATTTCTTTGCTTGAACACTTCAAATGTGTTAGTGGTCACGTTGCAGCTCACATACTCAGTACTCTCAGGTACGTGAATGACACAACCATTCTCATCGAATAGTACAGCACCATCCTCTGTGATGTGATACAGCACGTTCTTAATGTACGTTTGTGGTGATGTTAGCAACTGCTGGAAATATTCTCCCTCAGCTTCTGTCATGAAGTTTGTTGATAAGTCATATAGCTTATTGACCTCAGTGTTAATATTCACTGTGCCTTGTTCATAACTTTTATATCCCCATTCTCCACCTATCACTGCACCCGGTACATCTTGATTGTATGTCTCTCTAGTGATGTTGCCTTTCTCGTATGCCTTAAGCTGGAATGCAAAGCTACTCCATGAGCCTAGTCTATCCAAGAACACAATGTGACTTTCAGAGATAAGCATACGTCTGTCTATATTGACCTTGTACTTGACTGACTTAACTGGATTGAATACTCCATCTGAGTACCATACCTCGTAGCTAGTAGTGTCATTCTTTACCAATGGAGCTGTGCCACTTACTACAGTGAGTGAGCCATAGTTATTAGGGCCAACTGCCACACCTTTGATGTAGTCATTTGAGCTGAGATTCTTATAGAACACATCACCATTGTCATTTTCAAAGTAAGCTCTTTTATTGCCACCAGTCACTGTGCCTCTGTCCTTGATGTTAAGCCATAAGTCTTGACCAGGTGTTGAGCTGAATGAAGTAGGTTGGTCTGTTAGCCATTCCTTAGTGACACCATCTGTGTTGTAAGTGTCCTCATCCCAGTAAGGAAACTCAAGCCAAGGGTAAACACCATTGAAGACAAATTTTTCCAAAGTGTTAGTGATGTTTAGATTGATAGTCTTTCGCTTATCAGCATACTCAACTACTCCATCAATGGTAGCATCTGTCACTCCTGACCATAGTGCATTGATTGTGAAGTCAGTTGTGCTAGTTATAGCAATCACAGTGTGAAGTCCCTCAACACCAGGATTAGCAACTGCTCCCCCAGCCCCTTGTACAATGTTGATTTGGTCACCTATAACAAATGGATGTGTTGCTGTGATGCGAACGTTGCCAGCATTGTCAGTCAGTGATGCTGTGTAGCTCAAGTCAAAAATATACTCTTCACCAAATTTAACATCATAGCCAAAGTAACTGTTCTCAGCATCATAGAAGGTAGTGATTGAAGGATTGAAGTCAAAGCTCACTGAGTTGCTTAGTAGCTTGCTCAGGTCTTGCTCACCATAGCCAGTGCCAAATGTAGGCAGTGCCTTGTAGTATCCTATCCTACCATTAGTCACTGAGTCAAACACCTCAAAGATGTATCTGAAACCTGACTTATTCTTGTTAGTTGAGTCAATGATAAACTTGCACTCGTTATAAGCTGGAGTGAAGTCTTGAGGCTGTGCTATGATTGTTGTTGCCATACCTATATTGTTTTTTATAAGAATTCAATTAGAAGGATAAGTAGCTGTCATCTGTGAAGTACTCCTTCTTGATATAGGTTGCAGCGTATCTTATAGCATCCATAGCATCATCCCAAAGCTTGACTGGTTCATCTGTGATTTGGTCACCTATTTTTTTCCACTTATAGTTCTCGTACTCCTTCTTGATTGCTGGATGGTCTTCACAAAATATACCAAAGGTCTTGATGTTGTCTATCCCTTGCTTGACTACCTTGTTAGCATTCTCAATGTAATAGCCAGCTCTATCAATTTCAGCTATGGTCTCAGGTCTTGAGTAGTCAGCTAGTATGTTGATGTTCTTCTCTATGCCTAGTTGATCCATGCGAGCTATCAAGTCAGTAGTGGTCAAGTAGCTTTCATAGATGACTGGCTCAATGTAGATGTCTTTGTCTCTCCAGTAGACTCTGACCAATGCGGTGGGGTGATTGTATCCAAAGTCTAAGCCATACACATAAGACGTGAACTTAGCAGGTCTATGCTTGACAAATGACCAATTGCTGTAGATGTTACTCTTGCTGATAGCTTTCTCTCCTAGTGCATAGATTTGATACTGTGCCTCATCTGTTCTCTTCAAGTCTTCAATCTGTCGCTTGATGCTCTCAGGTAGGAATGGATTGTCTTTATAGGTAGACTTGATTAGAATAGACTCCTCAGCTGGTAACTCATAGAGCCACGAATTGCTCTCAGATGGATTGTAGTCAAAGATTAGCTTTCC